TACCATAGGCATGATGTTTGAGCCTATTATTTTGTGCTAATTCTAGCACCATTCTTTCTAGCTTCGCGCATTATTCTATTGTAAGTCAATTAATTTTATGGTATAATAACGGCATTACGGGAGAGATGCGCCTATTTGATGCGCTCATTCTTTTTAGTTAAATTTTTCATATTTTAGCATCATTCTTTCTACGCTGCCAAAATGTGGCCATTGCTGCAAAATCATAGAATCCAATTCTAAGCGCTTAATTTATTAGCTGGATGTAAGGTATCAAGTAGACAAAAAAAAGCCCGTAACGATTGATTACGGGGCTTTAATTACTAGAGTTATAGAATTATTAATTATCTTTTTAATTCCATATGCTCATAAAATGGAAATATTTTATTATTATATTGAACAAACCAATTAAAGTTTTTTTGAAAAACTTTATATCCTAAATTAAATTGATTGCTTGCTTGATTCATACGGGTTTTTGTTGTATTTGTAAGCCAACCGCCTGAGCTTAACATAATATAATTACTCCCAAATTCTGTAACAACAGTGTCATGATAAGTAACTTGAGTTACATTTTCGTTTTCACTTTTACAGAATACACTTTTAATTTTTGTAGCAGTTTTTCCTAATTTTTCTTGTTGTGCCATGATTAAACCCCTTTAAAGTATTGTTTGAATAGTTTTTTAGCTTCTCTCAAGCTATAAAAATAGTAAGTCTGATTATAATATTGATTGTCTTTTATATCTGATATTGTAACCGAACCGTTATAATTTTTAGTGATTGTCATATTAAACCCCTTTTAATTGAAAATCATCATAGCTAAAATAAGCAATAGTGTTTAAATTATGCTTAACTGGTTTTTTTCTATGCAATTCTATATGATTATCTGATTTAATAATCTTATAATTTTTCATAGTATCGCCAAAAAAGCGCATAGTTTCCTTAGAAAAATAATAGGGAATCACATTGGGGAATAATGTTTTAGCAAATAACTCATGATAGAATTTTAAATCAGAAGCATTTTTGATTTCTGATCTATCAATTTTTAATAATTTATTCATTTTTGATTGTCCTTTTAAATCAATGGTTTAATATTTAAGCGTATTTAAAAGCCTAAATTATAAATAATTAGGCTTTATCTCAATATCTATTATGTTGTCATAGATTCTATAACCAAATTCATAAGGTTGTTGTGACATCATGTGGAGAAAGTCTGATTTTTCTATGTATACAATAAAATCATCAGTACCTGCCATTCTTATGCAGGCTTTTAAACCTTTGGAGTTTCTTAATACTTTCTTTAAAGCTTTGTTGTTGTATATCATATCACTCATAAAATAATCCTTTCAAGTGTTGTGCATCTTATTAATGCATGGATGTATTGTAACATCAACAAAGAAATAATGTCAAATAAATTTAACAATTAATTAAATAAATATGGATAAAAATATAAATATTATTGAGAATGATTCTCAATTAGAAAAACCTGAGAAAAGAAAACGGGGAAGACCCACGCACCTTGTATCGCAGGACACCCGAAATCAGGTCACGCAAATGTCTATAGTAGGTACTAGGTATGAAGACATCGCACTTGTACTCGGAATCTCTCACGACACACTTACCAAGTATTATAAGCAAGAGTTAGAGCTTGGTCGTATAGAAGCTAATGCTGCTATCGCAGGCACATTATTTGAGAAGGCTAAGCAGGGTGATACTTCCTCTATGATATTCTGGCTTAAGACTCGTGCTCAATGGTCTGAAAAAAATACTACAGAATTAACTGGAGAAGGGGGTGCCCCCATTAATATTAAAGTTATTACAGGTATTGATTAATGAAACGCCATTTCCAAATTTTTGCAGGATAAAAAATGGGCATATTGACACACATCATTCCTATAGTATTAGGCTTCATTGCTAAACTTGCGGCCATTAAATCTAAACAGGCGCATGAACAACAAACTATGATGTTACAAGCCATGTCGGCTAAAAAGATGCAGATAGATTCAGCAAGAGAAGCATCTAGTAAAGAGTCAGGTATGGCAGCATGGAACAGACGTTTCCTTATTATTGTTATACTATCACTGGTAGCAATCTATCCACTAGCTGGTATATTTGATATAGAGACTATTATCCCTGTAACAAATAAAGGATGGAGTTTCCTAGGATTATTTACGGTAGGTGATAGCACAACCTTTGAGACAGTAAAAGGATTGTATAAATTTGATGAGATATTCCAATGGGCTACTCTTATTATAGAGTTCTACTTTGGCGGACAACTAGCAAAGGCAAATTAAATGGCAGGTTTATTAGAAAAATTAAATATAGAAGACCTTGGTGCAAAGTTATCAAAGTTTTCAGGGTTATTAGGAATGGGTCAAGCTGATCCACAGCAGTTACAAGGATTAATTCCTGAATCAAAAACTAAACCTAAATCTACTTATGATAAATTTAAAAATGCAGAAACATTAGGCTTAGAAGGTGCAGATGCTTTTATTAGAACAAATGCTAACTTAGCACCTGGAGGTAGTTCTGCTTACGGACCTGTTCAAATGACTGGTACGCTTGTACAAGATATGAAAGATAAAAAAGTTATACCTGAGGAATTAATGGATTATACTGATAGATTTTTAAATCAATCTAAAAAGTTTCTTGAGTATGGTAATGAACCTAATAAACCAGGATATGATCCTAAGTATGAATATGGAGGATCTGGAGACCTAACATCAGAAAAAGATATGGAAGATTATAAACGTCTTGCTGATGTAATAATTAAATATCATGAAGACAAATCTGGAGGAGATGAGTTAAAATTAATTAATTCATGGAGGTTTGGTATGAATAGTGATAAGTCTGTAGATAAAGAAGATAAAGATTACTTAAAAAGATATAAATATTAATTTACTAGGAAGCTACTATGAAATGCAAAGGTAAAGGCAAAAAAGGTTACGGAAAGAAAGGTAAGTAATATGTGGTCCTGTCATATATACTGGGGCTTCGGATTTGGCTTTGAGTTTTATGAAGCAGAACTAGAGTTTGAAGACGGTTCAAAAGACCCGATATCATATCTTTTAATTAACATCGGACCGATAAGGATACAACGTGGAGAGTACATCTGAACAAGAGCCAAAAGCTCACGAGGATAAACTTGAAGAACTAAAGAGGTGGTTTGAAGCAATAGGAGATTGTGTATAATGGCTATTAAAAAAGGTAGTGAAACATTTAGTGGTTACAACAAACCTAAGCGTACTCCTGGACACAAGACAAAGTCACACGCTGTACTAGCAAAAGAAGGTGATAAAGAAAAGCTCATACGATTTGGTCAGCAAGGTGTGTCAGGTGATAAAAAGCCTACCGCTAGACAAAAGTCATTTAAAGCAAGACACGCAAAGAATATAGCAAAAGGTAAGATGTCAGCAGCTTACTGGGCTAATAAAGTTAAATGGTAGACGACTCACCGTGTAACGGAATATGTAAGATAGTAGATGACACTGATGGAACCCCTAAGTGTATAAGCTGTAAAAGAACCTATGAAGATATTGATGATTGGTTCAAGTTATCAAGAGAAGCAAGATTATACAGGATGGAACAACTTAAACAGGAGCGATGACCCGTAAGGAGTCGCATAAGCATGGCACAAAAACAAGTAACGACAGGCTATAAGCCTAGAGCACCACAAAAACAAATACATGATTTAGTAAAAAACAACCGCTTCACTGTTGTTGTAGCTCATAGGCGTATGGGAAAAACAGTATGTGCTATTAATCAATTGATTCATTCAGCACTAAACTGTGACAAAAAAAATCCTCGGTTCGCCTATATAGCTCCTACCTATAACCAATCCAAAAGGATTGCATGGGATTACTTACTAGAGTATACGCAAGCGTTAGGAGGTAAAGCTAACATTGCAGAATTAAGAGTAGACTTTATGGGCCGTAGAATTAACTTATATGGCGCAGATAATCCTGATTCACTACGTGGTATTTACTTAGATGGATGTGTACTAGATGAGGTAGGCAACATTAGTCCTACGTTATTTACTGAGATTATCCGCCCGGCATTATCAGATAGAATTGGTTATGCAGTAGCAATGGGTACACCTAAAGGTAATAACCATTTTAAAGATTTAAGAGATAGAGGTAAAGCAGAAGACGGTTGGAAGTTATTAGAGTTTAAAGCTTCAGAGACTAACATAGTAGACCCAGACGAATTAAAAGCTGCTAATAAAGAAATGGGTGATGATAAGTACCAACAAGAGTTTGAGTGTAGTTTCTCTGCTCCTGTAGAAGGCTCATACTATTCAGCTATTATTAATAAAATAGAAGCAAATAAACAAATAATAGATATACCTAAAGACGAACTAGCACAAACATTTACTGGCTGGGATTTAGGTATTTCAGATAGTACTAGTATTTGGGTAGCACAGTTAGTTAATAAAGAAATACGACTAATAGATTTTGTTGAGAATCATGGCGTAGGTCTTGACTATTATGTTAATTGGTTAAGAGAGCATGACTATATGCACGCTACACATATACTACCTCACGATGTAGCTGTAAGAGAATTAGGAACAGGTAAGTCTAGAAAAGAAATGCTAGAGGATTCCGGGCTTAATATTACTGTTGCTAGCAAACTAACCGTTATGGATGGGATAGCAGCAGCTAGGCGCATTCTTCCACGGTGCTGGTTTGATATTGATAAAACTAAAATAGGATTAGATGCTCTAAGAAATTATAGAAGAGTGTTTGATGAAAAACGTAATGTCTTTCATGACAGACCATTTCACGATTGGGCTTCTCATGCAAGCGATGCTTTTAGATATTTAGCAGTAGGGTTAGACGAATCTCCTGCTCAAGCGTGGTCTAAACCACTTGAAGTTAACAACACATGGATTGTATAAATGGATGATAATTTATTAAAGAGTATTCTTGAGTCAGAGATTGACGATGCTATTGGCTATCTTGAAACGGAAACTACCGATGAAAGACAGAGAGCCTTAGAATACTACATGAGAGAACCGTACGGCAATGAAGTGCCAGGTAAATCTCAGATAGTTACAGGTGAAGTAGCTGAAGTAGTAGACGGTGCATTACCTCAAATCATGAAAGTATTTACTTCATCTAAAGATGCGGTTGTATTTGAGCCTGTTAATCAAGGCGATGAAGCTACAGCAGAACAAGCAACAGCTTATGTTAACCACATATTCTACAAAGACAATGATGGCTTTGAGATTATGCACGACTGGTTTAAAGACGGTCTTATGCAAAAGGTTGGCGTAGTTAAAGCTTATTGGGATGACAAAAAAGATGTAACCAAAGAAAAGTATTATGGTCTAACAGATGACGAGCTTGCTATGATTATGCAAGATGAAGATGTAGAGATTGTAGAGCAAAGCACTGAAGAGCAAATCATAGAAAATGATCCTGTGCAAGATCCCATGACAGGTATGGAAATGGAAGTACCTCCTACTGTTATCAGAACGCACGACATTAAAGTATCCAGAACGGTAGATAAAGGTAAAGTAAGAATAGAAAACGTACCGCCTGAAGAGTTCCTTATATCTAAACGAGCAAGAACCATATCAGATTCAGACTTTGTAGCACACAGAAAGATGACTACACGTTCTGACTTAATTGCTATGGGTTATGATGAAGACCTAGTTTACTCATTATCTACAGGTGATGCACTAGAGTTTAGTCCAGAACGTATTGCACGATACACACGTGGTGAAATGCCTACGGATCAAGACACTACTGACCCATCTATGCAGTTAGTAGAATACTACGAGTGTTACATTAGAACAGATATGGATGGTGATGGTATAGCAGAGCTAAGACGTGTTTGCTATTCTAATCATGAGATATTACATAATGAAGAATGTGACTATGTGCCATTCCATTCTGTATGTCCTATTCCGATTCCACATAAGTTCTTTGGACATTCATTAGCAGACAGAGCTATGGACTTACAATTAATTAAGTCTACTATTACTCGTCAGATGCTAGATAATCTATACCTTACCAACAACTATAGAGTTGGCGCAGTAGAAGGACAAGTTAACTTAGATGATTTATTAACATCTACCGCTGGTGGTGTGATTAGGATTAAGAACCCAAATGCTTTAGTACCTATGCAAGTAACTTCTAACGCTAACCAGTCATTCCCTATGTTGGAGTACCTAGATAGCGTACAAGCTAAACGTACAGGTATCAGTGATTCACAACAAGGTCTTGACCCTAACATGATGCAGAATGTAACTGCTACCGCAGTATCTGCTATGACTACCGCATCGCAAGGTAAGTTAGAACTAATTGCTCGTATCTTTGCTGACACAGGAGTAACTTCACTCTTTAGAGGCATACTACATTTAGTATGTAAGTACCAACCTAAGGCTCGTATTATTAAAGTACGTGGTGACTATGTACCGTTTGACCCAAGAGAATGGAACACAGAATACAATGTATCTGTTAATGTAGGCCTTGGTACAGGTAACAAACAAGAACAACTAGCAACAATGCAAATGATTCTTGCTAAACAAGAAGAGGTTATTAAAGGCTACGGACTTAACAACCCATTAGTTAACCTTAAACAGTACCGAGATACTTTAGCTAAGTTTATTAATATGGCTGGCTTTAAAGATGACTCTGCTTTCCTTATGGATATTACTGAAGAGCAAGCGGCTATGTTAGCAAAACAAGCAGCTGAAACTCCTCCACAAGATGATCCTAACACTAAAGCTGCTAAGATTCTAGCTGAAGTAGAAAGAGAAAAAGCTCAGATGAAGATGCAAGAACAAATGGCTAAGTTAGAATTAGAAAAACAACAGATGGAATTAAAAGCTCAAAAAGAAATGCTAGAGTTGCAACAAGATAGAATGCAGTTTGAAAAAGAAATGGCATTGAAAGAGTTAGAGTTAGCACAGAAAGCATCTAACGATGACAAAAAAACTAACATCAATCAATCTAAAGAACTTATCAACGCATTAGATAAAATACAAAACCTTTCACAGCGAGGTGTGTAAATGACTTTATCTGAAGCAATGCAAAACATACTGGGTAGCCCAGAGTTTCAAGAAGTTATGAAAGAAATGAAAGACTCTCAAATGCAAATGATTATGTATTCGGGTGATGACGAATCTCAGATGAGAGAATTTGCTTATCAACGAATAAGGTCTATTAACGAAATTATGTCTAATCTTGAATCTATCGCACAAACAGGCGAGATAAAAGATAAGGCATGGAAGATATTATAGGCACTTGCCTACTAATCGGTAACCTCCCGTAGAGGAATAAAAGGTAATACAAATGAGTGATGAAACCATGACTCCCCAAGAGGGAAGTGGAGAACTAACTGTAAGAGATGCAGCTAACCAATGGGAAGGCT